GCTGCTGTGGTCACGCCGATCCGCCCCGTCGTGAAGGGAGTCGACGTCGTCTGGCTTGGACCCGCCGACGTCGCCGCCCGCGTGCCCGGCCTCACCGTCGAGAACCTCGCGGAACTGCGCCGCACCGGTAAGGGCCCGGCCTACTTCAAGCCGACCGGTAAGCGCGGGAAGGTCATCATCTACTCCGCAGCCGACGTCGACGCATGGGTCCGATCGGCGCGTCACTCCACTCGGGAGCAGTCATGAATCATCCCGATAACCGCCCAGCGCTGCAGTTCGAGATCACGGTGAGGACCGCCGGGGACTCCGGCGTGACCGTCGTCGCGGCAGTCGCGTACAAGACCGACGCGAAGGCGATAGCTCGGTCGATCGCCCAAAGGTATTCCGCTTGCACGGTGACGATTCGGGAGGTGAAGTCGTGAGCTTCCTACGTTGGATCTCCCTCGTCCTTTTCCTCCTGGTGATGGCAGCATTCGCCAACGGCGTCCGCTCGTGGGAGATGCTCGCCGCGGCCGCCCTTCTCGTCCTCGTTGTCTTCTGGACGTGCGGCGCCTTCTCCCGCGATGTCTGGTTCGGCCCGCCAGCTATTGACGCCGAGTGTGAGCGCCTCGACGCCGAGCTGGACGCGCTCGACAACACGTACCCCTGATCTTCCGCCGGGGGTGCTGCCCCCACCACTGATGCCGGCGACGGTCGCCGTTCGCATCCCCGGCGGCCCCCGCCAACCGCACACCTCATCACCTCTCTCAGGAGCACCCGTGAACCGTCTTCTTCTGCGCGCCCCGAAGTCGCTTCGGCGCCGCCCGTACCGTGCCCGCCGCGTCGTCATCGCCCACGCCCCGCTCGAGTACTCGCCTGAGCGCACCGTCCCGCGGTGGCTGATCGTGCTGGCATCCGTGCTCGGTGCGGTCGCCGTGGCCGAGCTGGTCATCGCCGTGGTGATGACCGCGTGAACGACTTCACCGCATCCAACGGATTCCAGATCGTGGACCGCCCGGGAGGCTTCCACATCATCGACGACGAGGGCGAGGACTCGCTCCGCGACTACTCGCATCTGTCGGACGCGGACATGGACGCGCTGCGGGAGTTCTTCCGGACTGAGGATGATGCCCGCCTCGGCCGCTGGCGATCGACCCAGTACGACTACTTCGTCGTGTACCCGGACGCGATCGAGCGGGATCTCTGCATCGTGGTCAACGAGAGCGGTGGCAAGTCACACATCCTGACTCGTGACGGTCGCCTCGTGGGCTCGGACCACGCGGGAGGCCTGTTCTTCGACGTCGCTGCCGAGTACTTCGATGCTCACCCCGAGCCGAAGCCCTGGCGCGACGCTGAGCCTGGCGAGGGCTGGCTGCTCACGATCGACGGTCACGAGTGCGCTGCGGTCACGTTGCCTGACCCGAACGGTGTCTTCGGTGGGGTCAAGTTCGAGACGGCCGAGCACGGTCTGTTCGGACGGCACGCTGCGGCGATCACCGCTGGTCGTCGCTTCTGGCCGGAGGCGTCGGCATGACCCCGACGACGTTCTTCGTCCCCGGTGTCCCGATCCCGCAGGGCTCGAAGAAGGGTTTCTCGCCGAAGAACTCGACGCTCGTGCAGATCGTCGACGACAACAAGACACTTCTGCACCCGTGGCGCCAGCAGGTCGCCCGCGTGGCGTTCGGAGTCTTCGCCTTCCGTGACCCGGTCGACGGCGCGTGCCGCGTCGATGCCGCCTTCGTCCTGCCCAAGCCGCCCTCCGTGAAGCGTGACCTGCCGACCGTCAAACCGGACCTCGACAAGCTCCTGCGCGCGGTGTTCGACGGCATCACCGAAGCCGGGAACGTCTGGCCCGACGACTCGCGCGTCGTCGAAGCCCACACCTCCAAGGTCTACGGCGCCGCGCCTGGCGTGCACGTGACCATCACCCCGATCTCCGGCGTCACGGTCCTCGTGCCGTCGGTCAACCAGACGGCACCCGTCGTCGAGGAAGGAACAGCAGCATGAAGGCGCCGTGCGCGATCGACGACTGCGACCGCCCGTCGCGGGCTCGCGGCTGGTGCACCTTGCACTGGGACCGCTATCGCCGCCACGGCGATCCGCTGCACAGCGTGAACCACCGTGCGCCGGCGTCCGCCACGGTCAGCGAGCGCTTCTGGGCACGGGTTGTGAAGGCCGACTGCTGGGAGTGGACCGGATCGCTCCGTACTGGCTACGGCCTCTTCCGCCTCGACGGGCGCAACGTCCAGACCCACCGCTGGGCCTACGAGGAGCAGGTCGGTCCGATCCCGGACGGCTTCCAGATCGACCACCTCTGCCGCAACACCCGCTGCGTCAACCCCGACCACCTCGAGCCCGTCACACAGGCCGAGAACATCCGTCGCGAGCACGCCGCCCGCGCCGCCTGAAACACCGAACAAGGAGCAGACAGATATGGAACTCAAGCCGACCGCGTTCAAGCGCGGCGTCCCGGCGGAGCAGGCGAACGGCCTGTTCGGCGTCGAGGAGCAGCTCATCGAGATGGCGCCGGGCGACCAGATCGTCGCCGTCGTCACGTTCTCCGTGGACGAGGTGATGGAGAAGCGACGCGCGGGGGAGGAGTGGCCGGTCGTCGCGATGAAGCACCTCGAGCCGCTCTGGGATGACAAGGCCGCGACCGCTGCGCTGAAGCTCCGCGACGCGGCGTACAAGAAGCGCACCGGTCAGGACGCGCTCGACATCCCGGACGCCGACGACTGATGAGTCGACTCCGCTGGTGGGCCCGCTACATGGCCGCTGTCGCTGCCGTAGAGGCCCTCCTGTCGGTCGGCTTCTTCGCCTTCGGGCGTCCCGGTTGGGCGACCGCGCTCATCGCGGCCGTCGCCCTCTCCACATCCATCGCATTGCACGTCATCTACCGAAAGAGGAACACCAATGGGCGATATCGGAAAGCCCTTGAAGCACATCGAGCTGGAGCCGGTGGAGGCGCCGGCGACGGCACCCGCGCCGGTCGAGGCGCCCGTGGAAGAGCCGGTGCCGGCGTGAGCGGCGGCGGCGGGATCTTTGGCGGCTCGAACCCCAACTACTACCTGCGGGCCCGCGAGGAGGTACTTCGGCGTGCTCTGCTCGGGCCGACCACGAACGTGACAGCGAGCGTGCCTCAGGTGTCCAAGCCCAGTGTCCGTCCCGCGGGCGAGTTCGATGGTCGGACTCGGGATTTCGCGGCCGGGGTCGTGACCGGGACTCGGTCGTTCGACGTCGACAAGCTGGGTCGCCGCGTCGGTGTGGCGTTCGCGACGGTGTGGCGGCCGGGGGAGAACGTGGCGCGCTGCATGCAGCGGCCCGACCCCCTCGCGTTCCTCTCGGGCCGGGAGCCGGGACGCCTGCGTGAGTCCTCGCGTCCGCCGCACTCGCTCGCCGAGTGCCCTCACGGGTTCTACGGCTACTACGAGGGATCGAACGACTACTACGAGCCCGGCCGCGTGATGGCTGTCGTCGAGGCTTACGGCGAGACGGTCATCGGCACCCGCGGGTTCCGTGCCGAGAAGGCGCGCATCGTCGCGCTGCACGTCCCGTCGGATATCGGGCTCGGCGTCCGCCGCGTCGTGGCGCGGAACTACCCGGACGTGCCGCAGTTCGATTCGTTCGACGCGATGGTCGCCGAGTTCCCGCCGGACGACGCTGGCCACGGCCTCGGGCCGGACAGCGACCCGGACTTCTGGACGCGGGAGGCCTGACGTGACCACCACGACATTCGTTCCGCCCGCCGTCGCTGAGCTCATGCGCCGCGCCGGAGCATCCGACCAGGACCGTGCAGCGTGGCTCGCCGAACGCCTCACTGGCCTCACAGCGACCGAGATCGCTGGCCTGGCCGTCGGCAAGAAGCGCCAGGGCGAGCTCGTCGACCTGAAGCTCGGGCTCAAGGAGGACACGTTCAACGGCAACGCCTACACCGAGTGGGGGAAGCTGCGCGAACCGTTCCTCGCGGCCGCCGCCGAGCGGCGCGGGATCCTCGCCGAGTCGCGCGTGTTCCACCACGCCGAGAACCGCCGGTGGCTGGCTTCCCCGGACGGTGTCGGTGCGACGTTCGACGGTGAGCTGCTGCTCGGTGAGTACAAGACGTCGGGGCACGACCTGACGCCGGGGACGCCGACGTTCGAGCGCACCGGCTACCTCGAGCAGATGACGTGGGCGATGGTCGTCACCGGCGCGCGCCGCTGCCTGTTCATCTGGGAGGAACGCCTCGGCACTCCGGAGACGGGCTTCGAGGCCGGCCGACGGTTCGAGCACTGGATCGAGTTCGACGAGGCCCTCGCGAAGCGGTTGGCCGCGTTCGCTCGCCGATTCTTCAGCGCGCTCGACAAGAAGCGCGCCGAGGTCGACGCCGGGAACGTCACCGCGCCGGTGGTCGATCCCGTTCTGGACGTGCTCGCGCTCGATGTCCTCGCTGGACGCCGCGAGGAGGCCGCAGGGAAACGCAAGAAGGAGACGGCGTGGAAGGCGCTGCAGGCCGAGCTCGCGGGGCGTGAGGAGCTGTCGCAGCGGTCGTCGGCGGCGCAGGTCACCTGGGTTCCCGCTGGCACCGCGACCGTTCCGCAGACGCACGTCGACGAGACCACCGCGAAGGCGGAGCTGCCCGATGTCTGGGCGGCCGTCGAGAAGGGCCGCGCGGATCTCGCGGTGCTCGAAGACGCCTGGGCGAAGTGCCTGGGCGCTTACACGACCACGACCGACGAGCTGGTGCCGACCAAGCCGAGCTTGACGGTCACCGAAGTCAAGACGAAGGGAGAGGCGGCATGAGCGCTCTCGCGACGCTGCCGAAGAGCAGCGACAACAGCACCTGGAGCCCGGAGGAGCGCGCGCTCGTCGAGGCCGCGGGCCTGGTGCACACGGACTCGCAGTCGGGGACGAAGACGCTCGCCGAGCGTCCCGTCGTGGCGGCGTTCCTTCAGCACTGCGCGCGCACCGGTCTGGATCCGATCGCGCGTCAGATCTACTCGATCGCGCGGAAGTCGAAGGGTCAGCTGAAGTGGCAGATCCAGATCAGCATCGACGGTGCCCGCCTGGTCGCGGAGCGGTCGGGTCAGTACGAGGGTCAGACGACGCCCGAGTTCACCGCTGACGGCATCACCTGGACGCAGGTCTGGCTCGCCGACGATCCGCCGAAGGCCGCCCGTGTCGGCGTGTACCGCCGTGGGTTCCGGGACGCGCTCTACGCGATCGCACTGTGGGACGCGTACGTGCAGCGCACGTACAACGGCGACGTCACCGAGATGTGGCGGAAGATGGGCCCGCTGATGCTGGCGAAGTGCGCCGAGATGCTCGCGCTCCGCAAGGCGTTCCCCCAGGACCTGTCCGGGCTGTACTCGTCCGAGGAAATGGCGCAGGCCGACAAGCCGGCGCCGGTGGAGCAGCAGAGCCAGGCTGACTCGACCCCGCAGGTCGCGCCGCACACCGCTCCGGCTCAGCCGGAGGCGCGGATGCCGTCGCAGGACTGGCTCGCGCAGGCGAACGCCGCGCGCTCTCGTGAGGAGCTGCGTCCGATCTTCGTGGCCGCGCAGGAGGCCGGTGACCTGGACGTCATGATCGGCGACGGCCGCGCGCTCGGCGCCTACCTGTGGGAGTTGCGTGACCGGCTGCCGGAGAAGGCCGAAGACGTCGTCGATGCCGAGGTCGTGGACGAGACGGCGGGTGTGCCCGTGCACGACTGGCCCACGGCCGAGGTGCAGCCGTGATGCTCGTCGGCACGCCGCTCGTGCGCACGGAGGACGGCGCGATCCTGGGGCCGGACTACCGCCGCATTCCGGGGTTCGTGAAGCCGGGGTTCGAGGTGCCGGGCGTGGTGCCCGCGTCCTCTGTGGAGCCGGGCGACACCGTGCGCCTGGCGGGTCAGGACCTGCTCGTGCTCACGACGCGCGCGAACGGCGTGCCCGGGCACGTGTACGTCGAGGTCCGGAACGGGCAGGGCGCCGAGGTGGTGCACGAGTTCCGTGACAGCGAGCGCGTGCGCGTGGTCGCGGTGGGGGCGTTCGACCGATGAGCACGCCCGCCGAAGTACTCCGCGATCTGATTGGCCTGGAGGTGGACCCCACCGACGCGCTGCATCTGAAGCTCTCCGAAACGGTCCGCCGTCTTGGGCAGGGCGCGACGTACGGGCAGCGGATCGTGGCGCTCCGGTTCGACTTCGTGTGGGAGCTTCGGGACGCCGGCAAGGTGTACGGCACCGCGAAGGCCGACTACGAGAACGCGATCGCGGTGAAGGTCGTCGAGATCACCGAGAGCGCCGCGCTCGAGGGCAAGAAGGTTTCTCTGGGTCTGGCCCAGGCGATGGCCGAGCGTGACGCCTACGAGCTGAAACTGACGTACCTGGTGGCGGAGCAGCGCGAGCGGGCGATGCGGAAGTTCCTCGACGCGCTCGACGCCGCGCTCGACAACCACCGCACCGACCGCGCGGACTCCCGCGCCGTCGACCGGGCATCCGCTCAGGGCTACGGCGGGGGCGCGTGATGGCCGCGGGCGAGTTCACGGCAACCACGGTGCGGCGGGTGTTCTTCGACCGGGATGGCGCGGCGTGCTTCCTCTGCCGCCGTGGCCTGCGGTTCGAGGACCGCGGCATCGGGTGGTCGATGCACCACCGGAAGCCGCGCGGCCGCGGCGGGGTGAAGGGCCGCGGTCAGGAGGAGTTCGCATCCGCTGCGAACGCGCTGACGCTCTGCGGATCCGGGACGACCGGATGCCACGGCTGGGCGGAGGACGAGCGGGATGAAGCGCTCGAGCGGGGCGTCCTGATCTCGCGGCTCGGGCGGGGTTCGGAGTTCGACCCGACGCGGGTGCGCGTCCAGAGGAACGACGGAACGTGGTGGCTGCTCACGGAGAGCGGCCGAGCAATCGAAGTGGAGAGCAAGTCATGGGCGTGAGGCGCACGCACCTCGAGTTCGAGGGGCAGTTCACCCAGGTCCCCAATGCGTGGGCGCGGGACGAGCGGTTGTCGCGGAAGGCGCGCGGCCTGCTGGTCGAGATCATGTCGCACCGGGTCGGCTGGCACGTGTCAGTGTCGGGTCTTCAGGATGCCGGCATCGAGGGCCGCGACGCGATCAAGTCCGCGCTCGTCGAGCTGAAGGACCACGGCTACCTGGTCGTCTCACAGAGCCGCGGGCAGCGGGGCCGCTTCGGCGAGGTGGAGTACGAGCTGCACGACCCTGCGACCGGTGACGGATTTTCCGCCCACGGTGGCACCGCTGACGGATTCACCGCTAACGGGTCAACCGCTGGCGGATCAACCGCTAGCGGAAAATCCGCACCCTATAAGAACACCAGTCCTATAGAAGAACATCTGGAAGAACACCATCCAGAAGAAACGGCGATCGAGCTGCGGGCGATGGTGTCCTTCGAGGACTTCTGGGCGGTGTGGCCCAGGAAGGTTGCGAAGCCGGACGCTCAGCGCGCGTGGGACAAGGTCACGGTCGTCGTCGAGGGCGAGCGGATCCTGGCGGCCGCGATCGCGTACCGAGACAACCCGGGCATCCCCGAGAAGCAGTTCATCCCGTACCCGGCGACGTGGCTGAATCGCGCCGGCTGGGATGACGAGCTGCCGGAGCCTCGCCAGGAGCGCCTGGGCGCGGTCGATGCCGGCAGGCGCGCTGCCGAGCTGCTCGCCAAGCACGATCGTCTGGCGGTCGGCGCATGAGCCGGTTCGAGATGGTCGCGTGCGACTTCGTGTTCCCCGACGGTGACTCCTGCGGAAGTCGGTCCGCCGTGTTCATCGCGAACGGCTGGTACCTCGGCGGCAGCACCGGGGGAGCCGACTTCTGCCCGCGGCACAAGCCTCGCGGCGACGACGGCGGCAGCGGTGCCCCGATTCCTCTGCGAGCTGCAGCGTGAACGCGCAGGAGGCGAACGTGCTGCTGACGAAGGCCGCGCTGCTCGACGGCCGGTTCCGGCGCGCGCCGGAGGATCTCGCGCGGATGGCGATCGAGTGGTCCATCGTCCTCGCCGACGTGCCGCTGGGCGCGGCGATCGACGCGGTGCGGATCCACTACCGCGGCAACGTACAGATGCTGATGCCCGCCGATGTTCTGGTCATCACGGCGGACATGGCTCCCGGCGACGGCGTGCGCCTCGCTGACGGCCCGGCATGGCTCCGTGCGCACGGTGTGGACGCCGAGCAGTTCCAGGCGCGCGTGGAGGCCGGTGAGCGTCCTGCCCGCGTCCTCCGCGAGCTGGGCGTGGAGGTGCCCGGTGAGTGACGTCCTCGTCCCGTACGACCTCGCGGCGGAGCGTGCCGTGCTGGGCTCAGCGATGCTGTCGACCTCGGTGCTCGACGACGTGCTGTCGGTGGTCGAGCCGGGCGACATGTACGAGCCGAAGCACGAGACGGTGTTCGCCTCAATCCGCCGCCTGTATGAAGCCGGTGCGCCCACGGATGTCGTTGCCGTCGTGGACGACCTGCTCCGTGCCGGAGACCTGCAGGCGACGCTGGATGCCGCGTACGTGCACGAGCTGACGTCGAACGTGGCGACGGCCGCGAACGGCGCGTACTACGGCGACATCGTCCACCAGCACGCGATCCGCCGGCGGCTGCTCGAGGTCGGTGCGAACATCGCGCACCTCGCCGCGAACACCGGCATCGGCGCGCTCGACGCGGTCGAGATGGCTCGCGAGAAGGTCGACAGGATCGGCGCGAACGCCTCCGTCGACGTCCGCAAGTTCGGCGACTACCTGAACTTCTACGTCGAGGGTCTGGAGCAGAAGCCTCGGTACGTGCCGACCCCGTGGTGGGAGATCAACAACCACCTCGGCGGGCTCCGCGCGGGCGGCCTGTACGTCGTCGGCGCGCGCCCCGGGCAGGGCAAGTCGATCGTCGGACTTCAGGCGGCGCTGCGTCTCGCGAAGGAAGGGCCCGTCGCGTTCTGCTCGCTCGAGATGTCGAGGGACGACCTCATGTCGCGCTGGGTGTCTCAGCTCGCGCAGGTGTCGCTGCACTCGCTCGTGAATCACGAGGTGTCGAAGGCGTCGTGGCAGAACCTCGCGATGGTGCGCTCGCAGATCGCGGAGACGCCGCTGTTCGTGTCGACGTCGGACGAGGTCTCGACGATCACCCAGGTGCGCGCGTTCGCGCGGTCGGTCGCTCGCCGCGCCCCGAAGGGTCAGCGTCTCGCCGGCGTCGTCGTGGACTACCTGCAGCTTCTCACGTCGGGCGAGCGGGTCGAGTCCCGCCAGATCGAGGTGGCCGGGTTCTCGCGGTCGCTGAAGCTGCTGGCGCAGTCCCTCGGTGTCCCGGTCATCGCCCTGTCGCAGCTGAACCGTGGGTCGACCGCGCGGAAGTCGAACCGGCCCACGCTCGCGGACCTACGCGAGTCCGGCGCGATCGAGCAGGACGCGGATGCCGTGATCCTGCTGCACCGCGACGAGAAGAACTCCCCGAGTCGGCTCGACGTCGACATCGCCAAGAACAGGCAGGGGCAGAACGGGCGCGTGTCGCTGACGTGGGAGGGCACCTTCTCCCGCGTCGTGTCGCGCCAATGGTCACCGTCGACGCTCGTCGACGTCAACGAAGGGAATCAGGCATGGCAGTGAAGACGATCGTCGGGCGACTCGGGGGAGTACCCGAGGTCCGCGCCGCCGGCGGGAAGCACGTCGCGACGTTCAGCGTCGCCGAGACAAAGCGCCGCTACAACCGCGACACGAACCAGTGGGAGGACGAGTTCACGATCTGGCACGACGTCGAGTCGTGGCAGGCGCCGGATGCGATCGCGCAGCTCGCTCGCGGGACGGTCGTGATCGTCGAGGGCGAGGAGCGCGACGCGTCGTACGAGAACCGTGAAGGAAAGCAGGTCCGCAAGATCATCGTGCGCGCTCGCACGGTCGGGACGGTGGTCCGCGAGGCGCCCGCGCAGCAGCCTGCGGGTGGCGGATGGACGACGCCCCAGAACTCTGGGGAGCCGTTCTGATGCCGGCACCGAAGGGCGGATCCGGCGTGTCGAGCCCGAAGCTTCGCCGCACCCAGGTGGAGGCGATCGACGACCTCACCGCGCAACTCCGGTTGTCGAACCAGCTCACCGCCCTTGCGCTGCCAGCGGCCGTGCTGCGGCACGACGAGAAGACGTACACGAACCCGGTCACGCAGGCCGCGGTCGAGGAGAAGAACGCGCGGCGTGCTGAGGTGCGCGCCGCCCTCGGGTGGGAGCAGTGATGAGCATCTTGCAGGAGCGGAAGACGGTTCCGATCGCGGAGGCCGACTGGACGGATGACGGGGAGGTGGAACTCCTCACGTTCCCCGATGCTGACGGCCGCACGCGCATGACCCCCGAGACGGCGCGTGCGCTCGCTCAGCAACTCATCGACTCCGCCACGGAAGCCGAGAAGGCGGCCGGGGAATCGGTCGTGCAGCGAGCGGAGAGAGCCACCGAGCACGGGTTCGACGTGGACCAGCGACCGCGGCGGCTCCGCCCGTGCGTCGAAGCATGGCCCGAAGCGGCATCCGGTGAGTACGACCCGCGGTGCTGCCGGTTCCCGAAGTCGTGCAGCGCCACCGTCTACGACGAGACGCGGGTACGCGACGAAGACCTGGAGGACCGGTCGTGACCGACGTCATCGTGTGGACGAAGCCCGCGTGCGGTCCGTGCACAGCGGTCAAGGCAGCGCTCACCACCGCGAACGTCCCGTTCATCGAACGCGACATCACCGCACCGGATGCCGCCGAAGACCTGGAGTACTTCCGACGTCTCGGTCTGGCATCCGCCCCCATCACCGAGTACGGCGCCCGGGCCGTCCCCGGGTTCCTTCCCACCGAGATCGGAGAGGTCATCGACCTCTGGCGGTCCGACCACCACGTGGAGCAGACATGAACGCCCTCCTCACTCTGAACACGGGCAACGACGGCCGCGACTACGACTCGTTCCTGCGGGAGAAGGTCCGCTTCGACCGGTCCTACGGCTTCACCGTCCCCGACGACGCGCTGTCGCCGATCTTCCAGCCCGAGCACCCGCTCTACCAGCCGCACCAGGCCGCCATCGTGCACTGGGCAGTCGAGGGCGGCCGGCGCGCGATCTTCGCCCGCTACGGGCTCGGCAAGTCCGTCATGCAGCTCGAAGTACTCCGCCTCATCGTGGAGCACGCCACCGACCACGGCACCCATGACGCGTTCGGTCGGCTCGTCCGCCGCGGGCTGATCGTCGCACCGCTAGGCGTCCGCTTCGACATCGTGCGCGATGGCCGCGAGCTGCTCGACGTCGAGGTGCGGTTCGTCCGCACCACGGCCGAGGTCGACCCCACGTGGTCGGGTCTCTACGTCACGAACTACGAGTCCGTCCGGGACGAGAAGATCGATCCGAGCCTGTTCGTCGCGGTGTCGCTCGACGAGGCCGCAGTACTCCGCTCATTTGACTCCGAGACCTACCAGAAGCTCGGGCCCGCCTTTGCGGTCGTCCCGTTCCGATTCGTCGCGACGGCCACCCCGTCCCCGAACCGTCACAAGGAGCTGATCCACTACGCCGACTTCCTCGGCATCATGGACACCGGCCAGGCCCTCACCCGGTTCTTCAAGCGCGACTCGTCCGACGCGAACAACCTGCGCCTGCACCCCCACAAGCAGCGCGAGTTCTGGCTGTGGCTGAACACCTGGGCATGCTTCATCCAGCGACCCTCCGACCTCGGCTACTCCGACGCCGGCTACGCGCTCCCCGAGCTCCGCGTGCACTGGGACGAGGTGACCGTCGACATCTCGACCGGACAGGTCGAGAAGGACGGGCAGGCCACCTTCGGTGTCGGCGGCGCGATGTCGTCGATCGACGCGGCACGCGAGAAGCGGCGCACGCTCCCGGAGCGCGTCACGCGCGCCATGTCCATCGTGCGCGAGCACTTCGGGCGCCCGCTGCCGAGCCAGATCCTCCTCTGGTGCCACCTGAACGACGAACAGACCGCGCTCGAGCGCGCGCTCGACGCTGAGGGCCTCACCTACTCGTCTATCCACGGGTCCCTCACCGACGAGCAGGTCGAGGAACGCCTGCGGGCGTGGCTCGCCGGCGAGACGTACGCGCTCATCGGGAAGCCGATGATGCTCGGCCGCGGCCTCAACCTCCAGCAGTGCTCGACGGCCGTGTTCGTCGGCATCACCCAGAAGTTCGAGGAGACGGTCCAAGCGGTGCACCGCATCCACCGGTTCGGGCAGACCCGCGCGTGCGACGTGCACCTGATCTATGCCGAGACCGAAGCAGCTGTCCGCGACAACCTGCAGGGGAAGTGGGCGGAGAACGACCGTCTCGTCGACACGATGTCGGAAGTACTACGCGAGTTCGGACTGTCCGCGACCGCGATCTCGGACGCTCTCACCCGCGCGATGGGCGTCGAGCGAGAAGTGCACCACGGGGAAGCGTGGACGATCGCGCTGAACGACTCGGTGATCGAGTGGCGCGACCAGGTCGCCCCAGAGTCCATGGGGTTCATCTGCTCATCGATCCCGTTCGCGGGTAAGTACGAGTACTCGCCCAACTATGCCGACTTCGGCCACTCCGACGACAACGCCCGGTTCTGGTGGCAGATGGACTACCTCACGCCATCGCTCTACCGCGCGCTCATGCCCGGCCGGATCATGGCCATCCACGTCAAGGACTGGCAGCTGTACGGCTCCGTCACCAAGGCCGGTGTGTACACCGTCGACACCCTCCACGCCGAAGCGATCGCCCACTACACCGGGCACGGGTTCGACTACTACGGGATGATCACGGTCACGACCGACGTCGTGCGCGAGAACAACCAGACCTACCGCCTGACCTACTCCGAGATGGCCAAGGACCACTCGAAAATGGGCGTCGGGTCGCCAGAGTACGTGCTGCTGTTCCACAAGCCGCAGACCGACCGGCGGAGCTCCTATGCGGACACTCCGATCACGAAGAGCAAGGCCGACTACACGGTCGGGCAGTGGCAGATCGACGCGGCCGCGGACTGGCGTACGGGCGGCAACCGGCTCCTCTCGAGCGACGAGCTCGCCGCGCTCGACGTCGGAACCCGGTCGAAGCTGTTCGCGAAGCAGCTGTCGAACACGGTCTACGACTATGACGCGCACGTCGCACTCGCTGACCGTCTCGCCGCGGCCCGCGCGCTCCCCGGCACGTTCGCGTCGCTCATGCCGGGCTCGTGGCGCGACGACGTGTGGACGGACATCCTCCGGATCCACACGCTGAACAGCCGCCAGCGCGCGAGGGAGGTTGAGGCGCACATCTGCCCGTTCCCGCTCGATATCCCTCGCCGCCTGATCCGGATGTACTCCAACCCGGGCGAGCTGGTGGGTGACCCGTTCTCGGGCCTCGGTTCGACGGTGCTGGAAGCGGTGAAGCAGGACCGGCGCGGGTTCGGCTCGGAGCTGAATCCCGTCTCCGTCGCTGACTCGGTCGTCTACCTCACCGAGCACGACAACCAGCGGGACGTCCCTACCCTGTTCGACCTCCTCGACACCGAATGGCAGGCCGCCTGATGCTGATGCAGAGAACCACGAGCGACGTCACGATGTCGGACTACTACTGCGGCGCGGGCGGCTCAACGACGGGCGCCATCGGCGTCGGCGTCCGCGTCGTCATGGCAGTGAATCACTGGCCTCTGGCTATCGAGACGCACAACACGAACCACCCGGAGACGGATCACGACAAGGCCGACATCAACAAGGCCGACCCCGCCCGCTACCCGCGGACCACCATCGGCTGGTTCTCGCCCGAGTGCACCTACTGGTCGCAGGCCCGCGGGGAGAAGCTCCCCGACGGGCAGCTCGCGTGGGACTTCTTTGGCGATTCGCTCCCGAACGAGGCCGCCGACCGGTCCCGGATGGGGATGTGGGACGTGCCGCGCTTCACCGCGCACCACGGCTACGAGATCGTCATCGTCGAGAACGTGCCCCGCGTCGTGAAGGGCGTCCAGTGGGCCTCGTGGCTCCGCGCGATGCACGACCTCAACTACCTCCACGAGGTCATCTGGCTGAACAGCATGCACGCCGCGGGCGCCGGGCCTGCCGCCCCGCAATCCCGCGACCGCGTGTACATCGTGTTCTGGAAGTCGGGGAACCGGCGCCCCGACTTCGACTCCTGGATCCGGCCCGAGGCCGTCTGCCCTGAACACGGGCTGATCCGCTCGGCCCAGGTGTTCAAGCCGAAGGGCTCGCCGATGAAGACCTACGGCGCGCAGTACACGCTTCGCTGCCCCGAGATCTCCTGCAACACCGAGGTGTTCCCCGCGGTCGCCGGCGCCGACACCATCATCGACTGGTCGAAGCGCGGCATCCGGATCGGCGACCGAAAGTCGCTCGGGATGGAGGAGCTCGCCGAGAAGACGATGCTCCGCACGGGCTGGCAGACGACGTCGGCGCACGAGCCGCTCCGCACGCTTACCACGGGCGGGCACCAGTCGCTCATCGACGCCCAGCAGGTCCCCGCCGCGGAGCTGACGCTCACGGACGACGAGATCTGGCAGCTCGTGTACGACGCCGAGTTCCGCATGCTCGAGCCGGACGAGATCAAGCGCGGCATGGCGTTCTCGTCGGCGTACGTCCTGCTCGGCAACAAGAGAGAGCAGGTCCGCATGGCCGGGAACGCCGTCACCCCGAACGCAGCACGGGACATCATCGCCGCATGCGTCGAGTCCCTCGGCTACGACGTCCGCTCGACCCTGGCGCTCGCAGCATGAAGGGCCAGCCGCTCACGGACGCCGAGCGCGAGCGCATCGTCCTCCTGCGTGCAGAGGGGGTGCCAGCTTCGTGGATTGCGGAGGACCTGGGCGTCTGCGTGGACACGATCCGGACCACGAGCCGCGCGGATCCTGCCGAGGTCGCCGAGTGGCGGACGCAGTTTCAGTACATCCGTCGGGACGCGGAGCTGTTCGCTCTGCACGTTGAGTTGGCGCCGAAGCGCCGGAAGGGGGCCGTCGCGTGAACGACGTCGAAGGACTGCTCACCGAGGACGAGGCAGCGGAGCGCGGCTACCAGGAGTGGAAGGCGCAATACCTCTGGCACGTCGACCAGCTCCCGAACGTCGTGCAGGCCGTCGGGACGGTCGCCATGGCACCACAGATGCTGCGCGCCGCACAGCTGCGCGAGCGCGTGTCCGGGGGCGGCTTCATCGACAACATGCCGGTCGTCGACGGACCCGAGTCCAAGTACGCGGCCGCGGTCTGGCACTCTCTGCGCGCCTACCTCACGGTGGCATCGTCGCGCCTCGGCGTCGAAGCCCCGGCGCTGCCGGCGTCGCTGCCGGACGATGTCGACACCGCTCGCCGGTGGGCGTTCATCGCGAACGAGTGGATGGCGGCATGGGTAGACCACCTCCTCGCATGGCCCGACCTCGCCGCCGCGGAGGGCGAGCTGTTCCGTCTCATCCGCCGAGCGCACACGCGCCTTGAGACCGGGACCGTTCGACGCGCTCGCCCCGAGTCGTGCGAGCTGTGCGGCGAGGACGCCGTGACCGTCGACTGGACGGACGGCCCTGACGGGGCCGTGCTCGTGAAGGCCTGCCAGAGCTGCCACCACCGGCCGGCGGGGGCATGAGCGATGGGCCGATCGCGAAGGAGCGACGCGGGCACGTCGTTCCCTTCGCCTCGACGACGGATGCCGCACGCGTATGTGCTCCTGGCGGGGTGCCAGGCAAGGGCTACTGCGGGCGCAACGCGTCGAAGTCGAAGGTGACCTCCGACTGGGCAGAGGTGGTCTGCAAGGACTGCGAGGCCGCCCGCGCAGCCGATCTCAACGCAGCGTTGCGGTCGAGGAGTACGTCGAATTTATCCCCTGACTTGTACACAAAGCACGCAGGATTCACCTGATGCTTCACCCTGAATCCCTTCACATGCCTGTGGACCGCGGTGGCCGCGGAATTACGCGGCTGTAGTTTCGAACTTTCCACCGACCACAGAGTTATCCACAGCGCTTATGCACACCTGAGGCGGCGTTTCCCACACGTTCTCCACAGAGTTATCCACAGGATCGTTTGCGTAGCTGTCAGGGGTACGAGTAACTATCTCCATGACCCGAAAGGAGGTCAGGAATGCCGACACAGCAGCGAATCTTCATCGCCGAGAACTACCTGCGGATCCTCCGCACCGACCCGAATCCGACCATCGTCACCGAGACCTACTACGTCAGCATCGCCGCCCGGCACGGGGTGTCGCTTGAGCGGATCGCCGAGCTGACAGGCATCCCACTGAACCGCGTCGACCGACTGGTGAACGGCTGACCCATGAGCACTCTCACCTACCGCGAGGCCGCCAAGCGCGTGCACCGCACGAAGCGTTGCATCGAGTACTGGCGGGCGCGCGGCATGGTCATGAGCTGGGCCGTGCGGGATGGGCAGCGCGTCCGCGTCGTCGAGGAAGACATCCTGCTCGCCTGGTGGCGCGACAGGATGCGGAACGACCCCGCCCACCGCTACCGACTCCGCGCGAAGAAAGCCGCGCAGGCAGCCGCACACGCCTCCCCAGAATCAGTTTCGGAGTGAAGTTGACACCCGAGTGGTTTCGGACCCTACATTCATGGTTAGCAAGGTGTCTGACACGGACACCACGCCCGAAAGGCCCCGCCGAGCACACCCGCTCCGGGGCCTTCGCCATACCCCGAACGAAGACGACCCCGACCAGCGCGCCAACGCCGATCGGGGTCTGACCCACCATCGACTCCCATCGATCGGAGGGCTGCCGTGGAGCCTACCCACGGGCACCGACATGGCACCTTCGCCTCCGTCAACCGGGCCAACATCGCCCGCCTGCAGGAGCAGCGAGACCGTGCGGGCCTCACCCAACTCGCCGACGTGCTCGACACGTCACCCCACCCGGACGGGCCCAGCCTCGCGCAGGAGGCCCGCGCTGCGGTCGAGTGGATCGACACGACCACCCCGCGCGTCGTCGACGTCGCCGACGCCATCGAGATCCGCGTGGGCGACATCCTCCGGTACGACCGTGACGGGTATCCGCTCGAGGGCGTCGTGATCGACGTCGACGGGCACCACATCACCACGAACCTCGGCGACAACGTCGCCATCTGATCCACCGGCCGGGAGTTCGAGGCCACGCGGCAGGCGCGCGCATCGGTGTCGCTCGCCCCCGCACTCCTCCCGGCCGGTGTCTGACCGGCGTGAACGCGAAGCTGCCTGCCGCGAAGGACCCCCATGACGCCCCGACCTCGGGCGAGGGGCACCTGCGCCATCCCTGAGGGGCGCCGATGGGCCGACCACGGCGCCGGCGCCCCTCACATCTGGGAGGTGGGATGGACGAGTACTCGGAGACGGCCGTTCTCGGCCCCGGCGTCGTCGCGGCGCGGAAGAACACCCGCCGCATGCACGAGCTGCGCCAGCGCTTCTTCGACGAGGGGAAGCAGCTCGACGCCGAGGGCGACCCCGCAGCTGACTGCCACATCTGCAAGGCCCGGATCGACTACGACGCCGCGCCAGGCACGACTCCCGAGTCGCACAACCTCGACCACTACTACCCGGTCAAGACACATCCCGAGCTACAGGAGGACTGGGACAACTTCCGGCACAGCCACAAGCTCTGCAACCAGGTGAAGAGCGACGGCCTGATCGACGGGGGAGGGCTCGGCGAGCTCGTCCCCGACTGGTGGTGACCCCTGTGACCGGATCCAGATGGGACGAGCTGCGCGACGCCGAGCAGCTCGCGTACGACCGACGCCGCGCGGCCACTCACCACGGCGCATTCCACCAGCTCGACGCGGAGCGCGCCGAACGCCATCTTGCTCGCCTGGAGATGGGCGACGACCTCGACGACTGAGGAGACACCCATGAACCGTCGCACCGTCCTGGAGCGCACCGACCACTCCGGCTTCCACATGGTCGTCAACGGGCGCCGCCCCGTCGGCTACTGCGCCCACCACGCCCCCCACGCCACCGAGGCCGAGGCGCGCGAGTGCTTCGGTCAGTACCAGCGCGACAGGGTGCGAGAGCACGGCCGCGCACGCTGGACGAGCTGCATGCTCAAGGGCTGCACGGCGCCCGCGCAGCGCATGTTCGAGGTCGAAGGCGACGGGTACGCCCTCGCCGTGCTGTGTGACGAGCACGCGACCAAAGAGACCGCCATCCAGGTGATGCAACTCGACGGCCCTGCAGGGGATGCGTGGTTCTCATGATCACTCGCTGGCTCATCCGCCGCCGCGATGCAGCCGCGGATACCTGGCTACGAGAGGCTCACAAGAACCTCGAACGGGGCGCCATGTCCGCCGCAGAGCGCGCCGCGCGACGCCGACTCATCGCCCGCGACAGGATGCTGGCCATCTGGGCACGGGTCACCCGATGAACCGCTACGCAGCCGCAGGGATCAACGCCGACGCGATCGCGGGGAAGCGAATCATCGTCATCACCCGAGACGTACAGACCTCACGAGAAGCGCTCGAAGAGATCGCCCAAGCCATCCCCCAGGACGTAGACGTCGTCGTCCGCCGAGCCAACGGCGCGGAGAGCATCAGCTACCCCACCACCGGGGGAGAGATCACCATCCGCTCCTACCGCCAGGGAGCCCGCGGCGTGAGTGCCGACATCGTCTACCTCGACGAAGCCGTCGACCCCCTGCTCCGAGGCACCGACGCCTGGACGTCCCTGTACGCCAACCTCGCAGCCTCCCAGCACGCCGAGATCATCCGCGCCTGACCCCAACCCCCCAAAAAATCCACGACCCCCCACCCCACGGACCACCTCCCGCCCGGTCGCTTCCTCTCTCCCCGGGTGTGAGGGGCACCCCCATCGCACGCGCGCACGCGCACGAGACCTCGGAAGGACGGTGATCGGGTGGACGAGTCGACGTTGCGCCGCCTGGAAGTCGTGCAGTTCGGTGTGGGGGAGCTGTCGCTGTTCCATCGGAACCCGCGCCGTGGTGACGTGGCCGTGTGCCGCCCCGGCGCCCCGATCTACGTCGCCCACTCCGATGTGCTCCGCATCCCCCTGCAGACGGCGATGGAGCGTCTCGGCATCCGGTACCGGCAGACGCTGATGTGGGTGAAGGACCGGTTCGTGCTCTCACGCGCCGACTACCACTACCAGTCCGAGCCGATCGCCGAGGGCGTCGTCGGTGACGCGGCGCCTCGCGACTTCGAGCCGATCGTGTACGGCTTCACCGCCGACGGATCAGGGCGGCTCGGCCGCGGCGGCGACCACTGGCACGGCGACAACCGATCGTCGACCGTGTTCGACATCGCACGGCCGTCCCGCTCCGCGGTCCACCCGACCATGAAGCCGGTCGAGCTCGTCGAGGCCATGCTGAAGAACTCATGCGCCCCGGGCGCGTGGGTCATCGACGGCTTCGGCGGATCCGGCTCCACGCTCATCGCCGCCCACCGGCTCGGCCGGAAGGCGTTCCTCGTCGAGCTGGACCCGACCTACGCCGACGTCATCTGCCGACGCTTCCAGGAGCACACCGGCATGACGCCCGTCCGTGAGGGCGTGCCCGTCGACTTCACCGGGGTGCCGGATGCCGGCGCCTGACCAGAAGAAGGCGTTCGCGCTGTTCCGCGCGGCGGTGCCGTACGAGCAGATCGCCGTGCAGCTCTCCTGCACCGTCGCGCAGGCGAAGACCGCGGTGCGGAAGGCGATCGAGGCATCCACCGTCGCGCTCGATCAGACGGCCGCGCGCATCGTCGACCTCGAGCGGATCGACGCGCTGCACCGCGCGCACTGGCAGAAGGCCCTGAACGGTGACGCGGCGGCAACCGATCGTGTCGTGAAGCTGATGCAGGAGCGCCAGCGCCTGCTGGGCGAGCCCACGCGCGTCAAGGACGCGATCACGGACGCCTTGGAGAAGACGCTCGCGGAGATCACGACCACGGCCGCCGATGAGGCGCTCATCGCTTCCTGCCGCCAGGTGGCCCGCCAGATCGACCACGCCGTGGCGAACGGCACGTCGCTCGAAGCGACGAAGGCGATGTACCTGCTCCCGCACCTGTGGAACGGGCTCCGCGAGCTGGGGGCGACGCCGGCCGCTCGCGCCGCTCTGAACGCCTCGGTCCCGGCCCCCAGCACGGAGGGCGCGGTCGAGCCTTCGAAGGGGGAGCCGGTTGACCTCGACGACTGGAAGAGCCGCAACCGCGGAAACGCTGGCTGATTACTCCGACCTGCGCGGCAGCGAGGAGCCCCGCCTGTGGACACGGCCGCTGCGCCCGCTCACCCCGGAGACGTCGCTCGGATTCGAGGTGATCGAGTTCGCGCTCGTGTTCCTCCGCGTCGCGCTGTACCCGTGGCAGAAGTGGCTCCTCATCCACGCGCTCGAGCTGAACCCGGACGGCACTTTCCGGTTCCGCCGCGTCATCGTCCTGGTGGCTCGCCAGAACGGGAAGAGCCTGCTGGCCGCAGTACTTGCGGCGTGGTGGCTGTTCGTCGACGCTGACCGCTTCGAGGAGCGCCTGCCGCCGTTTCGGTTCAAGGTGCTCGGCACCGCCCAGAACCTCGACACCGCGCAGGACGTCTGGAACCTCACCGGGCGCTGGTGTGACGCCGAGAACGAGGGCCACGTCCCCTCGCTCGCGAAGGCCGTGCAGAAGCTCCAGCGGAAGAACGGCCAGCCCGGCATCTACCTCCGCAACGGCGCCCACTACGAGGTCCGCGCGGCATCTCGAAAGGGCGGCCGCGGCAAGTCGGCGGCCCGTGTGCTCATGGATGAGATGCGCGAGCAGCAGACGTGGGACGCGTGGGACTCCGTCGCACAGACGACCAAGGCGGTGTTCAACTCCCAGCTCTGGGGCATCTCCAACGCGGGCGATGTCCGTTCCGTCGTGCTCCGCAAGCAGCGCGAGACGCGCATCGCCGAGATCGAGGACTGGCTGTCGCGAGGCATCGACGAGCTGGAGGCGTACGCCAACGGCGAGCTCGCCGCGCCGACGTCGGCTCTATTCGAGTGGTCGGCGCCCGACGGATGCCGGCTTGACGACATCGACGCGATCCTGCAGGCCAATCCGAGCATCGGGTACGGCGAGATCACCGTCGAGATGTGCCTCCAGGATGCCCGCGACATGCTCGAGGCGTCGTACCGCACCGAGGTGCTGTGCCAGTGGGTGACCTCGCAGGTCCAGTCGTACATCTCCCCGCGGGACTGGCGTCCGCGCCGAGTGCTCCCCTCGGAGATCAGCATCGCGCGCGGCTCGCGCACCGTGTGGGCGCTGGACACCAGCGAGGACGACATGACGTGGCTCGCGGCCGCAGTACTCACCACCGATGGCCGCCCGTTCGTCACCACCCGCGTGAAGCGCACGGGGATGCTGTGGGTGCCGAGGTTCATGATCGAGCTGGCGGAGAAGTCCGGTCACCGTGAGGTGGTCGTACAGAGCCGCGGATGCCGCGCCGCTGAGTTCGCGCCGCTGCTCGAAGAGGCCGGACTGATCGTGCACGCGCTCGACGGCGGGCAGTTCGCGCACGCCACCGCGCGCATGCGCGATCGCGTCCGTGACCGGCAGCTGCTGATCATCGAGCAGCCGGACATTGACACGGCCGTCGAGGGTGGCGTCGTCATGGATTACGCCGACAACAAGGCGTGGTCGCGGCGCCGGTCGAAGCCGGTCGACATCTCGGGGCTCATCGCCGAGAGCGAGGCCCTCTACGGCCTGGAGATGTTGACGCCTCCGCCGCCCAAGCAGACCGCACCGCCGCCGCCCGCGCCGCGGGTGATCCGAGCTACGAGCACGGAGAGCCGCGAGCCGAGCCTGCGCACGATCCAGTTCTAGGAGGCCGACGTGACCGAGAAGGGCTATCAGGTCAGCCCGTGGGGGATCATCGGCTGGTCGTCCATCGTGGAGGAGACCCACGAGACGAACCCGGACATGATGTGGCCGAAGTCGATCGACGTGTTCGATCGGATGCGGCGCGAAGACCCACAGGTGAAGTCGGTCATCCGCGCGGTCACGCTCCCCGTGATCCGCACCGATTGGGCGCTCGACGGCACAGGCTGCCGGGACGAGGTCACCGACTTCGTCAGCCGGAACATCGGTGTGCCGGTCAAGGGCAAGGCGAACGCGTCGCCCCGCCGACTCAAGGGCCGGTTCTCGTTCAAGGAGCATCTGCGGCTGGCGATGCTGTGCCTGGTCTACGGGCACTCCTACTTCGAACAGGTCTACGCCGTCGACGCGGCGCGTCGAGACACCCTCGCCAAGCTCGCATGGCGGCCCCCGCGGACCATCGAGAAGATCAACGTCGCGCGTGATGGCGGCCTCGAATCGATCGAGCAGTACGGGATCGGGAAGCCGATTCCGGTGAGCGCCCTCGTCGCGTACATCAACGAGCGCGAGGGCGGCAACTGGGTCGGTGAGTCGCTGCTGCGCGCCGCCTACAAGATGGCGCTGCTGAAGGACCGCATCCTCCGCATCCAGGCGCTCACGGCCGAGCGCAACGGGCTCGGCATCCCCGTGTTCGAGGCGCCCGCATGGCCCGAGGGCATGGACGCCGACAAGGCGCTCGCCTGGATGGACGAGCAGATCAAGCGCGGCGAGGAGCTGGTCAAGGCTGCCCGCGCCGGCGACGAGGCGGGCCTGGCCGTCGGGTCCGGCGGAAGCTTCAAGTTCGTCGGCGTCGAGGGGCAGCTGCCCAACCTCGACAAGGCGATCCGGTACTACGACGAGCAGATCGCTCGCGCGGTGCTCGCACACTTCCTCAACCTCGGCGGCGACAGCTCGAAGGGCTCCTACGCGCTCAGCGACGTGCTCGGCGGATTCTTCACGGACTCGCTCAACACGATCGCCGAGTTCCTGGCGGACGTGTTCAACCAGCACGTCATCGAAGACCTCGTCGACCTCAACTGGGGGCCGGAGGAGCCTGCGCCTCGGCTGGTCCCGGCGCCGATCGGTGAGCGACAGCAGGTCACCGCCGAGGTGCTGAAGGCGCTCATCGAGTGCGGCGCGCTCGTCGTGGACGACCACCTGAAGGCGTACGTGCGCGACCGGTGGGGCCTCCCCGTCGAGTCGACCACCACGAGCACGCCGACTGACCTGGCTAAGGAGGCCGCATGAGCAAGGATTCCCGCGGGTGGTTTCGGATCGAGGCGAAGGCCGCCGACGACGGCGAGCCGACGTCCGCCGACGTCCACATCTACGACGAGATCGGCGAACGCTGGTACGGCGGCGGCGTCGGAGCGCGAAGCTTCGCTGAGCAGATCGACGCACTCGACGTCGACACGATCAACCTGCACCTGAACTCGCCCGGTGGCGCGGCCTGGGACGGCATCACGATCATGAACGCACTCCGTCGTCACCGCGCGCGGGTGGAGGTCACGGTCGACGGCCTGGCCGCCTCCGCGGCATCCGCAATCGCGATGGCCGGCGACAAGATCACCATGGCCCGCGGTTCGATGCTGATGATCCACGATGCCTCCGGCGGATGCTGGGGCCCTGCCTCAGCCATGGAGGACACGGCTGGGATCCTGCACAAGCTCTCCGACTCCTACGCCGACATCTACACCGCTCGGGCGGGCAAGACCCGTGAGCACTGGCGGGAGCAGATGCAGGCGGAGTCCTGGTACACGGCGCAGGAGGCCGTCGAGGCGGGACTCGCTGACGAGTGGTCGGACGCGCCGAACCCCGAGGCGAACGCCGGCATCACTCCTCGCGCCCGATACGACATGGCGATGCGGGCGCGCGCTGCGGTGCCCGTCGTCGTCCAGCAGACTCCCGACTCGTCCGAGCCGGGTGAACCCAACCGAAAGGAGAACGCTGTGGCCTACAGCGATCTGACGGCTGGCCTTCGCGAGCGGCTCGGCGTGACCGATGCTGCCGCCACCGACGAGACGCTGCTCGCAGCCCTCGACGAGGCGCTCGCGGAGCAGCCCGAGACCCCCACCACGACGGCCGCCGCCGCCGCTCTGCCCGAGGGGACCGTCGCGATCGACGCGACCGTCCTCGCGGACCTGCAGAACAGCGCTCGCGCCGTCACCGAGCTGCGCGCCGCGCAGGACAAGTCCCGCCGCGACGGCATCATCGACACCGCGCTCCGCGAGGGACGCATCACCTCGGCGTCGCACTCGCACTTCCGGGCGATGCTCGACGCCGACGAGAACAAGGCGACCGCGCTCATCTCGTCGCTCGCCCCGGGAACGGTCAACACGACCGAGATCGGCAAGGTCGACGCCCTCACCAGCGCCGACGACGCGCTCTACGCCTCCGCGTGGGGCGAGGACAAGAAGGGGGCCTGAGCCATGACCAGCCACATCCACATGTTCGAGCCGGGCGACAAGATCACGTGCGAGACGACGGCCGATGTCATCGGCGGCCGCCTCGTCGAGATCACCGGCCCTCGCCGCGTCGCGCACGCCGGCGCGGGCAGCGCGAAGGTCTTCGGCGCCGCAGCCACTGACACGAAGACCGGAGGCGACGTGCTCGTCCTGCGCGGGGGCGTGCAGAAGCTCGTCGCGTCGGCCGCCATCGCGGCCGGTGACCGCGTCAAGGCCGCCGCCGCCGGGAAGGTCGCCACCGTCGGTGCCGGCGAGACCGGCCTGGGCCTGGCCATCTCCACGGCGACCGCCGCGGACCAGCTGATCCAGATCGCTCTGGACTGAGACAAGGAGACCGAGCGGAATGACATCCCTCACTTACCCGGTCCCGGCGGTCGCCGGAACCGAGGACCTCACGACGGAGCAGATCCACGCGATCCTCTCGTCGCAGACCCTGTTCGCGCGCCGCATCCGCAGCATCGCGGCCCAGAAGTTCATCGCGGACGCGCTCCTCGTCGGTCGCTACACCACCAGCGGTGGCGCGATCCTGTACGAGAACGGCGAGCCGATCGAGATCGACGACGACCCCGAGGTCGTCGCGCCCGGCGGCGAGTACCCGCGATCGCAGGCACAGACCGGACCGCTCGCCGGCGCCGCCGTCGAGAACCTCGGTCGCGACATCCCCATCCTCGACGCTTCCATCAAGCGGCGCGGCATCGACGTCGTGAACAAGGCCTTCAACCAGCTCATCAACCGGATGGTGCGCGCGGTCGACTCGAGCGCGCTCGGTGTGATCGCGTCGAAGGTCACGCAGACCCAGTCGTCCGGTGCGTGGTCGACGGCGAAGAACATCGGCCTGAGCATCGAGCTGGCTAAGGCGCAGGCGGAGGAGTCGGGAGAGGGTCACACCCTCGACACGATCGTGCTGAAGCCGACGCAGTGGGCGAACGTGATGGCGACGTTCCTCGACGCGGGCCTGCTGCCTCGTGAGGCGGCGAACCCGCTGATCACCGGCCAGTGGCCGACGGTGCTGGATCTGCGGTGGCTGCGGTCGCCGCACACGCCGACGGCCGCGCCGCTCATCTTGGACACGACGGAGCTCGGTGGCATGGCCGACGAGAAGAACTCGAGCCCGGGCTACGGCGACGCCGGCAACGGCATCGAGACGAAGACCATCCGTGAGGACAAGACGGACGGCTACCTGCTGCGGGCTCGCCGCATCACGGTGCCCGTCGTCGTCGATCCGACGGCTGGCTACACGATCACGGGAACGGGGCTCTGATGGCTGCCAAGACGCGCTACAAGGTCAAGGCGGCGCAGATCGTCGTCAAGGTGCAGGGCGCCCAGGGCGGCGAGGCGTACTTCCGCCGCGGCCGCCGGCTGCCCACCACGGTCGAGGACGAGGAGATCAAGCGTCTCCTCAAGATCGATCTGATCGAGAAGGACGACGAGGTCGAAGAGACCGACGGCGCAGGCGGAGCCTGAGCCCGAGAGGGGGCGGTGGAGATGATCACACCCGAGGACTTCCCCGGAGTGGACGAGGACGCGGCGCGCCGCATCATCGTCGCGGCACGCTCCATCGCCCCCTGCATCGACTCGTTCGAGAACGACTCGGAGGAGAAGAAGGATGCGCTCGCGATCCTTCGCGGTGTGGCCGCAGAGGCCCCCGCGCCCGGGTCGCGGCGTGTGAAGGACCAGTCGATCGGCTCAGCGCGCGTGGCGTACTGGGACGCCGAGACATGGAGCGCCCAGGACCGCGCCGGGCTGCGGTCCCTCTGCACGGCGTCGGCGCCGACCGGGCTGCCTCGCGGGAGCTTCCCGCTCGAGCGCCCGGTGTCGCGCCTGTGGCCGGAGACGTACTCGTGAGCTTCCCTCACGGCCGCACAGTGGAGCGCCTCCGTGCAAAGCGCGTCGCGAGCCCGTACAACCCGAGCAAGTCCGTCGCGGCGAATTGGGACGACCCCGAGGTGCTCCCGATCCCGGGAGCGTTCGTCGCGCAGACGTCGACCTCGCGGCTCGGCGACGCCGCCCGGGAGCAGGCCGCCGAATCCAAGTCCCTGTTCTGCGCCGGCGACTTCGACGTTCGCAAGGGCGACCGGATCCGCGTCGGCGCCGACGTCTACACGATCGACGGCATCCCGCCCGCGGCCGACTCCAACCCGTGGACCGGTTGGACGCCGCCGCGGGAGATCCCTTTGACCCGATACGTCGGCTGACGGAAGGAGGCGCGCATGGCCCGCCGAGACGCTGACATCCGGTTCAACCAGCCGGTCATGGATCGCATCCTGGAGTCGCCGCAGGTCATCGAGGCGACACGGAAGATCGCAGAGCAGGGGCTCGCCGCCATCATCGCCTCCGCCCCCGAAGACAGCGGCGACTACAAACAAGGCTTCCGTCTCGAGTCTCGGAAGTCCCGCTACCGCACCGTGTGGCGAATCGTGGGCCACGACTCCAAGACGCTCCTCCTGGAGTCCCAGCGCGGCATCGTCGTCCGCGCGATGAAGGGCCTGCGTCGCCGTGGCTAGGGTCACCCCGCCCGACTTCGAGCTCTGGCTCACCGAGTACGTGCGCAGCGTCGCGGCCTCCGAGGATGTGGACGTCGACGTCGACAACGTGGAGCCGGACGACCTCACCGTCGAGATGGAGCGGCCGCTGATCGTCCTGCGCGACGACTCCGGGCCTCGCAAAGACCTGACGACGTTCGACCGCTCTGTGGGCGCCACTGTGCTCGGCGGGTCGAAGGCGTTCCCGAAACCGGTCAACGACGTCGCGCGGTGGCTGTCCTCAGTCCTCGCGGACGAGGAGATCGTCACCGCACCCAACAGTCCTATCGCCTCGGTCGAGCGGGACGGGTTCAACGGCCCGTACTCCGTTCCCGAGGCGCTCGACGTGGCTCGGCGGTATCAGACCGCTCAGTACACGGTCGTCGGCACCTGACCGCCGACGCCAACCCCATGCGGCCGTCCCAGGGTGGGGCGGCCCTTCCTTTGAAGGAGGAGAAATGACAGCAGATGCCGATGGCGACGACCTCGGCGCGGTTGGCGTCCCCATCACCGGGTTCGCGGCCGTGCAGCTCACGGGGGAGCCGACGTACCTGACGTCGCTGCAGGGCGCGACGCTGCCCATCGCGGTCCCGGCCGGGTACGAGAAGGTCGGCCTGTTCAAGGTCGACGGCGGCCCCCAGGAAGGCGGCGACGCGGGCGACGCGATCGAGTTCTTCCAGCGCGGCAAGAAGCTTGCCGGCGACGACCAGCCGACCATCCAGATCAACCTCGCGCAGTTCGACCAGCGCGTGCGCCGCCTCACCACGGGCAAGACGCCCGACGCGAACGGGATGATCGTGGTGTCCGGGCTCACCCCCGACACGGTGTTCCCGCTTCTGGTCGTCACGAAGTACAAGAACGGTGCGACCCGTGTGCGCAACGGCCTCGCGCGCATCTCCGCCGTCGAGACCGACCAGGAGACCCGCGGCGAAGTGAACGGCCGCGCCGTGACCTTCGAGTGGATCTGGGACGAGACGGTAGGCGGGTTCTACCGCGACTGGCTCATCCAGCCCACGTCCGCGACTGCGAAGACCGGCTGGGCGGTGACCATCACGGGCACCCCCACGGGCGGCACCTTCACGCTGTCGCTGAACGGTGTGAACACGCCGCCGATCGCGTTCGACGCGTCCGCTTCGGCGGTCTCGAACGCGCTCAACGGCCTCGCGGGAGTGACCGGCATCTCCGGGATCACCGCGAGCGGCACGGGCCCGTACACGGTGACGCTGCCGACGGCCGCGGTGCTCGCGCTCGCGTCGAAGGCGCTGACCGGCGGCTCCAGCCCCTCGGTCACCGTCGCGTGACAGACCGGCTGGCCGGGTGCTATCGGGTCACCCGGCCAGCCTTCGCCCGAACCCGAGAACCCCGATAGGAGAACATCACATGGCCACACGTGCCGCCAGCAAGCCCGCCCCCGCGGCGGAAGTCACCGACCTCGACGACATCGACCTCGACAGCCTCGACTTCGACGCCTGGACCGAGGAGGACGAGCAGAAGGCGATCGACGCGCTCGCGCCGAAGATCAAGTACATCATCGTCGGCAAGAACTTCATCGGCCGCTTCGAAGACGGCGTCAAGGTGAAGTTGCCGCTGAACATCTCTCTCGACGAACTCGACGCGCTCAGCGAGAAGGCCGCGGATCCCGTCGACCAGGTGAAGCTCATGCTCGAGCAGTGGGGCGGCCCGGAGGCGCGCGACGAGTTCACCCGACACAACCTGCCGGAGACGATCGCCATGGCGACGAAGTTCTCGCAGGTCTTCCAGCGCATCGCGGGGGCGAAGCTCCCGGAATCCTGAGCGTCGTCCAGATCATCCGAGAGCACCGCTCCGCCGCCGCGTGGACGCTTCGCTCGTCCTGCGGGATCGGGCTCTCGGACCTGGGTGACGCCGTGAGCTGGGGCGAGGCGTGCGTCCTCGTCAAGCGCGCCGCGGCGGATCCGTCGACGGCGCTCGGCGCCGAACTTGCGGGGTGGGCGTACCCGGCATCCATGCCGGAGCTGCTGACCATGGTCGCGCAGATCCCGAAGCGGGATGCCGCGATGGCGGTCATGCCCTGGTCGATGAAGCTGCCGAAAGAGCAGTCGGCGGCCACGCCCGATGAGATCGCTGCGGCCGAATCCGCGCTCGAGGCGGACTTCGTCTTCAGCTGACCCTGGGGAGGTGGCATGTCCGACGAGCTCGGCTCCGGCCACTTCGCAGTCGTCCCCACCATGCGGGGATTCCGCTCGACGGTCGCCCGTGAAGCGACCTCCGCCGGTCTGGCAGGAGCGAAGGCGACGGAGGACGGGTTCCGCGGCATCGGCCGCAAGCTCGGCCGCAGCCTCGGCCAGGACCTGAAGTCGTCCGTCGCATCCGCGGCGGCGGGGATGGCCGCGGGAGAAGTCGCCGGTCTGACCCGCGACGTCGCGTCGGCATCCGCCGCGCTGTCGAAGGCGCGGCTGCGGCAGCAGGATGACGCCGGTCGCGTTCGCATCGCCGAGGCTCGTCTGCAGGAGGCAATCGCCAAGTCGGGCGCTGAGTCCTCGCAGGCGGTCGCTGCGGAGGAGCGGCTGGCATCCGTTCGTCGGACCTCCGCGACCTCCACGGAGGCCGTCGCTGCCGCGACCGCGCGCCTGCGCGCTGCGCAGGAGAACCTCCGCGGCGCACAGGCCGGCGTCGCGGCGACGTCGGTGGCAGCGTCCGGCGGCATCCGCCAGATGCTCGCGAACTTCCGTTCGGGCTTCACCGACGCGCGTGCCGCGCAGTCCGCCTTCAGCGGCGTCACCGGCTCGCTGGGCGGCCTCACTCGCGCCCTGCTGGACGTGACAGGGTTCACGTACCTCGGGCGTCTGGCGCGCGCTGGCGCCCAGCAGGCGGCGTCCGCGTTCACGTCCCTCGCGACGATGATCGGTGGGCAGCTCGCGAAGGCTGCGGGGCTGACGCGGGCGTGGGTGTCGAGTGTCGGTTCGACCGTTCGCGGAGCACTCGCGCCGTACACGCAGTACGCGGTCGCGGCGGGGACGCTGCTCGCATCGCCGTTCGTGCGCCTCGGCACTCGGGTGTCGTCCTACCTGAGCCCCGTCACCACG